TGTATAAAGAGAGTAACTTTAATAGTTATAATTTTAAATTAGTAATGTATGTATTAGATATATATATATATGATATGTGCATGAAGTATGATAAAGAGGTTAGTATATTGGGTTTTAGTTCTTTAACTGGTATCCCTGATAGTACTATTTACGATTGGGGGAAGAATACGCTAAGCCCGATAGCATCGGAGATTTTGGAAAAACTGAGAAAATATCAGGAAGAAAGTCTATCGAATAAGCTCGTGACCGGCGCAAAGAATCCTGTGGGAGTAATTGCAATACTCAATAGGCGTTATGGTTGGGCCTCACCTTACACAAGCGACAGCAGACAGCAAGCGAGAGCGTTAAGTGCTAATGAATTACCACGGTTAGGTGCTTCAAATAGTCAGAATATTAAAGCATTATCAGGCGATAGCATGGTTGATAATGCCAAGTAATTGTATATACAACAGATACAATTCTAATCCCTTGATTTATAAGGCTTTGAGGGCTATTGAATTATTACAACTATGCACAAAACAGTTGTTTAGCGAAGAGTTGAAAGCATAGAAGTAAATTGTATATGCAATAGATACAATTTAAAATGCTTGATGTTTGAGAGCTGAACGGCGCGCGTATTGGGTGCCCTAGGGGTCTATATGAAAAGCGACAAACCGCCCCACTTAGCCCCCAAAATATCCGCCAAAACAAAAAGGCCTTTGCTCATACCTCAATCGTACCAAGCAGTATTTATTATTATAACATAAGTTATATATTAATTAAACAACATACACAATAATAATATATACATACAACTACGATAAAATATTAGTTATATATAATATATAACAGTAAAGGAGCTAACAGAGATGAAATTAACAGGATTTGAGTCTAGCAAAATTGATTCCGAAATGATAAATCACCCTAGCCACTATAATTTGCCTAATCGTAAAGAGTGCATTGATGAAATGATTGACATTTACGGACTTAAGGATGTGGCAAAATGGTGTGAGATTACTGCATACAAGTATAAATATCGAGCTGGACATAAAGACAGTCTCACACAGGATGTACAAAAAGCTATATGGTACACAATTAAGGCTCACGAGCTTAAATCTAGGCGCAGATGGAAAGTGTTTGGAAAATTCGTGGATAAGGAAATTCCGGTGTTGATTAAAAATGTTTTCCTGTGGCTGATGATGCTTTGCACAATTCGTGCAGTACTCTTATCTGACGAACACGGATTGCTTATCTCGGTAGTGTTTCTAGTCTTGGCTACCATAACCGAGTCGCTGATAGAGGGCTTTAAGGATAATTAGATTTTGAGGTGTAAATCATGTTTGTATTAAAAATTGCAACAACAGTATGGCTGGCATTAACCGCATTTGGAACGTCAAGTACCATGTTAGACGAAAAAGAGACAGTTAGCTCGAGACTTCTCGGTGCTGCGGTAATGCTCGGTCAAATACTTGCCATAGCATTCATGTGGCAGTAGATATAGGGCATTCGCCAAGCGGTAAGGCACGGGATTTTGATTCCCGCATTTCGTTGGTTCAAATCCAACATGCCCTGTTCGGGGTTTACTTGGTTCCCCGACATTGGACTTAGTAGTTCCTTTCGCCCTCATAGTGGAAAGCTGTTAAGGGCCGTCACAAGGCTCGTGAGGGTTTAATCGTGTATAATCCCACAATGCACGAGCGTGAAAACCAACCTGTCGTAAAGACATCTGTAATAGGCAGAGTAGACATATATACCCCCTTTAATTGTTAAACTAGGGCAACTCAAATCATATGAGTCTTAGGTGAGGTGCAATCCCTCACATGTCCTTTGTTGTAGGTTTCGTTAGTTCTTTTCCTACAGCACATACAAATTTATATCTCCGGAGGGTGTAGCCACTCCTTAGACTTCACCCTCATTACTGGCTTGTAGTTCAACGGGTAGAACGCTTGACTGTTAATCAAGTAGTTGTAGGTTCGAGTCCTACCAAGTCAGCTTGCAGAAATAAAATATAGCGTAAGATATGGTAGCAGCTACAAGGTGTTGCGTGAGATACAAGTCGGGTAAACAGCCGGGCAACACTCTGCCAATAAACAGCAGAAAATCATAACGCATGTCCCTGTCTAAAGGTGCCGACTAACTGTTGCATAGTATCATTTCTGCAATTAAGGGTTCTTCCCTTTAATGAAATTTTTCGTATTTTTTTGCTAAAACAGGACTATTAGGTCGGTCCTGTTTTAACGGCATGTAGCTCAGTGGTAGAGCAGTCGGCTATTAGCTGATTTGTCGTGGGTTCGATTCCCAACCTTGCCGATTTAGTAGTGTTAGTAGCACTACGTAGCCTTGAAGTACAAAAGGCTATTCGTGGTGACAATCAGTGTTGCCACGGCGCGTGCCGATATGGGATAAAGGTATTCCAATAGCTTGCTAAGCTATCCAACAGAAATGTTGTGTAGTTTCGATTCCTGCTGTCGGCGTTCTCACATATAAGTGAAATGGAAATATAGTTGTTGGTTACCTGTATTATCCTAAAACCAACCCGTATGTGAGTTGATGTGTGGCGGAATGGGTAAACGCTATTGCCGTAAGATAATTCGTTGAAACCGGCAACTTAGATGACGAGAGTCGCGACAATCATGTGTGGTTCAAATCCACACCACATCAATTATATGTCGGTTTAGTGCGAGCTGTTATATCTTGAATAGCGGTTGCGTAACGCTGACATGTTTTTAAATTAAAGCAGTGGAGTAAGACGGGCCTGTACGTGTTAGCACGGTACAGTAAGACGAAGTAAAAATAAAACACACAAAAACAAGTTGCTAGTAGGTACGCGCGACTGAAAGCAATGGGTGAGACACTTCAAAATTCTGTAATGTGTTTTGATGAGCCTTTTGATGGAGTGCATCTTGCCTTTTCAAAAATTCGGTAAAATCAGTTGCCTAGTGATTGCAACACGAAAAGCGGAACCGTGACCGCCTGACAACTGTTTTTATATAAATCACGGAGTTATCGGTACGGAGGTAAATAATATGCTATCAGAAAATGAAATCCAAACAAAAGTTAATTTCTTATCATCAGCAAGGTGCAATCACACATTCCATAAATACATTGACATAACAGGTGACTTGATAGAGGGAACACTTTTATCAAGGATTTTATATTGGTTTGCGCCAAGTAAAGACAATAAGAGCAAAGTTAAGATATACAAGGACGGCGAATATTGGATTGCAAAGCAAAGAAAAGACTGGTGGGAAGAAATAAGGATTACTGAAAGACAGTATGACAAAGCAATTAAATCGTTGGTGAAAAAGAAATTTGTAATTACAGCAAAATACAAATTCAACTCAATGCCAACTATACATATAAGACCTAATTATGATGTTATCAACGCAGAAGTTAAAAAATGGGAAGAAAATATCAGACAAGAGGTTATAGCAGAAGATAGAGGACAGGAATTACATAAACAGGCAGACGGGAATGACACAAAATGTAATTCCCAAGGGAATAACACAAAGTGTAACTCGGGAATGCCACAAGGTGTAACTCTTTTAACAGGGATTACTAACAATGATTACTTTAACAATAATTACGAAACAGGGATTACTGATAAGGTACATACATCAACTAACATTGATGGAGAGGTACATACATCTGTTTCCGAGAAACAGACGGCAAGAGTCACCCGACAGGATATGCAAGCAAAAAAAGATGATATGCTCAATAGATTCTCTGAAATATGTGACAACAACATTGAAAACAAGACAGTCGAAGAAGTAGTCAAAAACGCATTTTGCAGATACATGAACCTGTACGAAACATATTTTTGCAAGGTTCACCCAATCTTGACCGATAAGACACTGACTAATGTATGCCTGTCGCTTTCTAATGTGACCGATACGGAGCATAATCACTTTGAGTGGACAGATGTTTACCTAACAGACGAAACAGGGCTTACCGGGCTTGATAGAATGGTTAATGCGCATTTCAGACGAACACATAGAAGAGAGACTAACTACTCGATAACGCATTTTGCTAAAAGCGACTATCTGCTACAGTTGGCACAAGGCATTATAGAGTACTAAACGGAGGTATAAATATGGCAAAGGGAGTTAAGACACGAAATATTGATTCATTCCGAGAGGGATTGATGGAATACGCATATGGCAGATGCTCACAGGCGGAAGCTGCAAAGATAGCTGGTATGAGCGTGCCGACATTTAGGAAGTACGCAAATATGCATTTTTTAGGCATTCCATTTCCTGACACACTGTTTAAGGCAAAGGAAGAATAAGCAATGAACACAAACTGTGTGAACTGTGGCGCACCGATTGACAGAAAACTTTTAAAATGCCCTTATTGTGGTACGCCTTATAACTACAGTGGCTTTAATGCAAGTTTTGAAAACAAAAATGCGCTTGGAACTATTTCTATTGCCGGGCAAGAATATCAAGTGTATTTAGGCCAATGTGAGGTAAACACAATCAATATGGAGTGTGGCAGAGGCATAGATGGAATGCTTCGCAGAGGCAAAATTGTTAGCAAACGAAAATTTACTTTGATTGAGGTGTAATATGTGTGAATTTTGCGAACAGAAATTTAATGAACATAATTTAGAGTTTGAGGTAAAAGAACTGTCTGAAAGAAAAGAAAGCAAATATAACGAGGGCTACTATACCGGAATACAGGCATATGTTGACATTGAGGGCAGTACGCTAAATATATTTGCCTGTCTTGACAACGAACATATAAAGCCTTTAGGTATGACCAAGGCTGTAAAGATTAATTACTGTCCTATGTGTGGCAAAAAATTGAGAGAGGACTAAGTATGTGTGAATTTTGTAAAAAAGGAAAACGAAACATAATACTAAATGACGATGGCAGTATTATATGCCTTACAGCAGATGCGGTCATTGCTATTGATAGAGACACAGGCAAAAAACATAAAAATCAAATAGCAATCAATTATTGCCCTATCTGCGGTAGAAAGTTGGTGTAGTAATGGCGGAATCTTTGAGCAAATTAGCAGAAAAATGTAAAAGTTGCCCTAAATCTGAAAAATGCGACCATAAAAGAATGGAGTTATGCGCTTTAGCAGATTTGCCACCACAAAATCTTGCAAGCGCTACACAAGGCATTTTAATAGACAATATGTCACCTGTATTGAGGGAAGAAATAAAAAGCCCTTTAAGTCCATTTAGGTACAAAGACGAATTAGAAAAAGCACTAAATGATTTCCATTTCGGAAATAGGTTTATGTATGGTGCTTAGAAAGGCGGTGGAAGAATGAAACATCAAAAAGAATGGCACACTTGTGACAGGTGCGGTGCAGAAATTAAAAAAGGAATACTGTGTGGAAATTCGGTTACAAAGAACGGCATTTTTAATACCACATACGACTTGTGCTATAAATGCATGGAAGATTTTGAGAGGTTTATGGGAAATGAAACTGACAGTCGGAAATAGCGTATATGAAATGAAGGCAGAACAATTAAAAGCTGTTTTACATATTGCAAGTAAACAGGTTCCGTTTGGAATTTATGCGGTCAGCAAAAAAGGCATGGCTATTCTTTTGAAAGAGACCTGTTCCACCCATGAGGAGCTGAAAAAGGCTGTTTCTGATTATGCAATGAAAGGATTTAAGGTTTATTATAATGAGCATGGCAGAAGTAATTAAATCAATAGAGCGTGAGGCACTTAGAGAAGCACAATCACACGAAATAGGCGGTAGAAATGGCGAGTCTATAGATTGTTCCACTTTAGGAGATGAACCTGTTATCGAGGCAGATGACGAGGTAGACAGACAAGCGTTAAGAGATTGCTTTAAGGAGTGAGAATATGGGAAGCCAAAATATAATTAAAACAATGGAAGAAGAAATAACAAGACTTCAAAAAGAATTAGACAAAGCTCACTCGGAAAGAAAAGTATCACAGAACGAGTTTCTTGTTTGTGGTAATACAATGAAAATAGATATTCTTGGAACAGAATACAGAATTGAAATCCACAAAGTATCAGAGGATAGCTACATGGAGGAAAAAGGTCTTGCGGGCTATTGTGAAGAAGAAAACAAGTTGATTGTAGTTGCCGATATGTCCGAAGAAAAATACTTTGTAGGCATGGACGAAAAAGCACAGGAAATATATCGCAAAAAGACCTTAAGACATGAAATTATGCACGCTTTTCTGAATGAGAGCGGACTGTCTGATAGTTCAAATCGGTTTGATGGTGCATGGGCGAAGAATGAGGAAATGGTTGACTGGCTTGCAATTCAAGCCCCGAAAATCTTTTCTACGTTCAATAAAATGAATATTTTGTAAACATGCATTACTGGCTAACGAGCAGAAAGGAAATCAAATGAACGAAATAAAATTCGGAATGAAAATTGCCTATCAAGGAGTAAAAGAAGAAATGGAAACAATAGTTGCAGAACTTGCAAGAAAAGGAATTGAAAAGCCAAAAGGCTTTAGTACATTGGAACAGTTTATAAAAGACAGACTTTTAGAATGCGAATAAAAACAATAGTTGCTGATTATCAGCAGAAAAGAGATTTTATGAAAAAATTTTTTAAAACCATTATTCCCATTATTGTTATTGTTGTTGGCATTGTTGCACTGATATTATTTTTAAGTTGGGCTAATAAAACCGAAAAATACGAATGTGGAATAGAAGAGATACAAAGTGGGATTTATGCTAGATATCAAAGTACAGCTTCAAGAACCCCCGCTGACAACTATGAGATAATTACAGTTTGCATAAATGGGCAACTGATAACCTACGAGGGAAACGTTGAATTTATTTTTGTAGAAAATGAGAACAAAATCGAAGTTACAGAAAGACCTAATATAGTTCACAGCGATAAAGCCATTGTCTATACTTCAAAAGACAGTGTTGAATACTTAGGAACTGTAGGAATTGGCAAATAAAAATCTTACCGACTACGAACTAATTGTAGTTGCTGACCTTAGAAAGATAAAGGTTGATAAAACATAGAAAAGGAGACGGAGAGCATGAAGAAGTTATTTGTAAGTGTGCCGATGAAAGGCAGAACAGAGGAAGAAATCAAAGCTAGTATTCAGAAGATGAAAAAGATTGCTGAAATATACGAGGGTGAGGAATTAGAACTTATCGACAGCTATATTGAGGATAATCCACCTAAAGACAGCAAAGAAGCTGTATGGTATTTAGGTGAGAGTCTTAAGAAGTTGGCACAGGCTGATGTATTTATTGGAATAAACGATGCTTGGGGTTGGAATGAATGTTACATTGAAAATGATGTTGCTTCAAGATATGGAATTAAAAACTATCATATTCCTGCGCAGTATGTAATTAATGACTATAATTCACTTTGTAATAAATCACACATGTCTGTTTGCAATGAAGCAATGCCAACATTCTAATAAAAATTTTACCGGCTAACAAATGGAGTTGGTTACTACTCTAAATAGCGGAAAGGACGAATGACCATGATAAAAACTGTTATAGCGATTGCAATTGTAATTATATTTGCCGTATGCGAAATCATAAATTTTATAAACTACAAGTTTTATTCAGAACTTATCGACACAAAGTACAACAGAAACACAAAGCACAAAAAGTCTGGACACTTAACCCTTAAAGAAGTTAAGGAAAGATACTATCCACAATACAGATATGCGGTAGTAAATGTTGAATTTAGCAATTATCCATCATGGATTTGTAAAAATATTGAAGAGGCAAGAGAAAGAGTAAAAGACAGTTGCCAAAGATTGCATATTGTAGACCTTGGAGATGTGATATAGTTACACAATGATTTGTAGCGAACATAGCGTTGAAGAGATAATGATTAAAACAACAGAGTAATATATTACCGCCGTATAAGTGACTTACGGCGCTACCCTAAAACAGTTATAGGCAGAGGTCTATAAGCACCTTTGCTTTTTAAAAGTGGAGGTGCTTTTCTTATGGCTAGTCAGAGCCTTATTTCCACAGTAAACGGATATGAAAACTACATAAAGGATAAAGGAAAAGACGAGCAAGTAATTAATGCCTATGTAGACGCTTGCAGTGTAGCCATAAACGGCGAGAAAGATATTGAGTATGGACTACAACTCACTAAGAGGGCAAAAGAGCTTATAGAGGACTTCTGCACGGCTAAAACAGGCGGTACGATTTGGGATTTGGACTATTACCATTTCAAGCATGAGACTACACCATACGACTTAGTTAATCACTATTTTGATTTATTCCTGATGGAAGCTCACTATAAGTTTGAGAGCTTTATGATTTACATGGAAAAAAATCGTCCACCATGGGAAAGATTTTATTTGCCAAGAAGAAATCCATTAAGCAAAGTGGCACAACTCATTCAAGATTTGTACGATGATAAACTTGATGAGGGCATGGTGTTTTGCCCCGGACGTATCGGAAAGACTCAAATTGTTAAAATGGGTAATTTGTGGTTTGGCTCAAACAGACCTGAGAGGTCAAATCTATATTCGGCATATTCCGACAAAATAACCGGAGGATTTTACGATGGAACATTAGAAATGGTAAATGACCCAACGTACACATACAAAGATATTTACCCTAAAATTGTAGAGAAAAAAGCTATCACAGACGGAAAAGACCTTACGATAGACTTCTTGCGTAAAAAAACATACCCAACATTTACCATGCGCTCTATATACGGAACACTGAACGGAGCGTGTGACTGTGATGGTTTGGGAGTATATGACGATTTATTTAGCGGTATTGATGAAGCATTAAGCGAGGACAGACAGGCTACAGTTTGGGGAAAGTTTGATAATAACTTTATGCCAAGAATTAAGCCCGGCAAAGCAAAGTTGCTAGGAATAGGCACGAGATGGGCACCGAAAGATGTTCAAGGACGCAGATTAGAATTGCTTGCAAATAATCCTGAATATAAAAACATACGTCATAGAGAGGTTATAATCCCGGCACTCAACGAAAACAATGAGAGCAATTTTGATTATCCCTACAAATTGGGATATTCCACATTAGATTATAAGCGCAGAATGGCTTCATTTGAAGATAATGACGATATGGCTTCATGGTTCGCTCAATACCAGCAAGAGCCGATAGAAAGAAAAGGTCAGATGTTCAATATTGATAACATGAACTTTTTTGACCCGGCAGAAATTGAGGGAATAAGACCTGATAGAATTTTTTCGGCAAACGACCCGGCATATGGTGGTGGAGACTTTGTATCGATGCCGATTTGCTATGAGATTGAAAAGGAATACTATATCGTGGATGTTGTGTATAACGATGGCGATAAGGATATAACAATTCCCGAAGTAACAAGCAGAATGGAAAGCCACTTAGATAAATTCCCAAATAAAACAGCAGAGGTACATTTTGAGGAAACAAAAACAACAGCTGCCTATCGTTTGGACTGTGAGAAAATATGGAAGAAAGATTGCTACCCAATATTGACAAGCCATGACCCGGCAGATAACAAAACTGCAAAAATGGACAGAATTAAAAATCATGCGCCGGACATAAGAAAACTGCATTTCATAAAACTTGAAAGGCAAACTAAGGAATACAAGAAATATTTTCAAAATGTGCTTTCTTGCACATATGAGGGCAAAATGAAACATGATGATGGTGTGGATTCTACTGCGCAGTTGTGCGACATGATTTTTAGGGAAAAGCGGATAGCAAAGGTTGAAGCAGTACACAATCCGTTCAGAGGAGGGCTTTATTAATGAATACAAAAACTTACTTAAATCAAATTAGCAGATTAGATAAAATGATACAAAATAAGCTGTCTGAAATATACAGGCTTAAAACAATAGCATGTAGCGTTACTGTTTCAACGGACAAAGAAGCGGTTGATGTTTCATCTGACAAAGATAAGCTAGGCAGTACAGTAACTAAAATTGTGGACTTGGAAAAAGATACAGACAGACTTGTTGATGAATTTATGAGAAAAAGAAATCATATTATCAGTCAAATTGATAGCATGGAGAATACCGACTACTATCATGTACTCTCAATGAGATATGTCAATCAAAACACTTTTGAAGAAATCGCCCAGGCTACAAATTGGAGCATAAGAAAGATATTTACAATCCACGGCAGAGCCTTGCAAGAGTTTGAAAGGCTTTACGGAAAAGAATATCTTGAAAATGTGCAGTAGTGTGCATAGTTTTGCATATCATTGCATATATACACTTAAAAAATTGACAGTTATAATATAACTATGAAAAAATCGTAATTCGTTCATTGCGTAAAATCTCTTTTAGAAACGGCACTCACAGATTGTGGGTGCCGTTTTTAGTGAATCGAGGGTGACATGAATAATCAGAATATTAATATTGTACCAATAGGAAAACGAAGTGTAATGTGCCCTCGTTGCGGAAAGCTATTAACGTGGGTAAATAAAAGTGACAAGAAGCACCATAAAGTAATGTGTACGCACTGCCGTAAATGGATATGGTTTTGGGCTGGCACAGGAGAATTTCAGATAAAAGAGGTTCCGCAGAGAACTTCTGCAAGTGGCATGAGGTTTTATTGATGTATAGATATGCTCATAAAAACGTAAGACCTTTTTCGGCTGTCTGTCATAATAATTACGGCAGACAAGTTATTTTCACGAGAAAAAGGCAAATCACAAAAAACAACATAATCGAAGAACTGAATAAAGCACTTGTGATTCACGAGCAAAACGCTATTGAGATTGAGTATCTTGACAGGTACTACCGTGGTGACCAACCGATTTTGTATCGGCAGAAAGTGAACCGACCGGAAATCAATAACAAGATTGCTGTAAATCTTGCATATGAGCTTGTTGAGCGCAAAACCGCAGAGATGTGTGCCGAGCCAATCCAATATGTGTTGCGTGGCACCGATAACCATAAGTCGGAAGAAATCACACAGCTTAACATCACTATGGACTCAGAAAGCAAACAGGAGTGCGATATAGACATACATCGTTGGAGAAGCATATGCGGTACCGGCTACAGATTTATCGGTAATGATGATGGACAAGGACAGTTGCTTGATGAGAGCGATTTTTACTTATCTTCTGAAAATCCAATGTACACCTTTGTAGTTTACTACTCAAATGGACGTCCAGCATTCTCTTGTCAAATAGGAGAGGACGAGAATGGAGCAAATATTTATTATGTGTTCACCGACAACGAGTGGTTTGATATTCGCAACGACAAGATTTATGCAAGCGGAACAAACGGCAATAGAGCTATTCCAGTCATCGAATACCCAAACAATGCAAGGCGATTGTCTGATATTGAAATGACTATTGCAATCACAGACGCTATTAACGTGCTGACATCGGACAGAATTAACGGTGTCGAGCAGTTTGTGTCTGCATGGGTGAAATTTGTTAATTGTGAAATTGACATAGATACATTTAGAAAAATGCGACAAGAGGGAGCATTGGTTGTTAAATCTAACAATGGTTCAGACAACAAGGCTGATGTTGATGTAATGACGAGCGAACTTAATCAGACAGAGGGACAAGTGGTTTTCACTGACCTTTTTGAAAGATTTTTAAGTATTCAAGGTCTTGCAAATCGTCAGGGCAACACAGGCGGTGATACCGGCTCGGCTGTAGAATTGAGAAACGGACATTATGATGCCGGACTTAGGACGGCTATTAATGAGCCTATTCTCAAGAAATCAGAGAGAATGGCACTTAGGCTTATTCTTAACAGGCTGAGAATTAATAAGGGCTTTACACTTATGCCTAGCGATGTTGAGATACACATTAATCATAATAAGCTAGACAACATGCTTGTTAAGGCAGAGGTGCTTCAAATACTACTTAACTGCGGTATCAATTACAAGAGGGCTGTCAAGACGATTGACATGTTTAGCGACCCTGAACAAGTCACTCTTGAAAGTGCTAAGCGCATGGAAATGTTATTCCCGGAAGAACAGCCGACAACAGCTACACCTAACAATGATAAGAACAATGGAAAGACAGCCGATGAATAATTGGCTGTCAATTTATTTTGGAGCTTGATATGGCAGACGAAATCCACGCACTTAACAAAAATGAAATACAAGACATAGATTATGATACATATTTTGGTGAGATGGATTTATCTGACGAGGAAAAGGAAGATAGAAAAAAGCTTGCCGAAAAGTTTGAAAAAATCTTTGTTATGCTATTTGCCTTGCTATCCGGCAAGGAAGAAACAGAGATAACCACTATCACTAAAGAATTTATCATCAGATATGAGAGCATTGCCACGCAGTATTGTAAGGTAAAGAAAACACCCTCATACATTACAGACTATGCCCGGTACATTGTAAATGAGGTAGTTGACGCTACCACACAAAATACTGAAGTAGAGTATTTTACTTCACAAAAGCGAGCGAAAAATGTAGCTGCGAATGAAGCTAATGCAGTCGGCAATTACAGATTGCAAACCGAAATGGTGAAACAGGGCTACAAAACAAAAGAGTGGCGCTCAAAAGAAGATTCACATGTCAGACCTACACATGCAGATGTTGACAGAAAGAGAATTGATATTTTTAAGCCGTTTGAGGTTGGAAATTCACTGATGATGTTTCCGAAAGACCATTCGCTAGGCGCAGAGGTAAAAGAAATAGCAGGGTGTAGATGCAGTCTTAAATATTACAAATAATGAGCAACTTGTAAGGAAACTTATAGGTTGCTTTTTATTATACAAAAAATTTGCAGTTGTGCGTTAAACAACAGAAAAACTCGGCGGGAGCGACCCGCGATAACAAAAGCGTGAGTTACGGAGGTAATTGAAATGACAAGAAATGATGTTTTGAAGCTTTTTCCGGACGCAACGGATGAGCAGATAACAAATCTGCTTAACAAGAGCGGTGAGGAAATGGCAAGAGAGAAAGAGAAAACCAATCAGTACAAGGCTAAAGCAGACAAAGCTGACGAGCTACAGACACAGCTTGATGAGCTACAGAATGGCAACATGACGGAGCTTGAAAAGGCGAATAAAGCCTTAGAAACAGCCAATCAGCAAATAGCCAAGTTGCAGAAAGATAATGCTGTCAGAGATTTACGAGAAAGTGCAATGTCTGATTTTGGCATCACCGCTGAACAGGCAAAGACAGTAGTAAAAGAGGATGGCTCTTTTGACACGACATCACTTGGCAAGATTATTTCCGACATGAAAGCCAATGCGATAGCGGAGTATGAGAAAAACGCACTCAAAGATACTCCTAATCCAAACAATGGCGGTAACAATAATGAACCCGACTCAAAGCCGGCAGATGTAGCCAATGCAGAACAAATCTCATTCGGTACAGTTGCAAGTACAGAGAGTCAAAACAGCTATGTAATTTAAAACAGGAGGCAGAACGATGGGAAAGCCAATCGTAAGAGACTTTACACAGGGTAAAGGAATTTTAAAATTTTTCCCTTATGAGGGTGCAGCGTGCCTTGTACCACAGACTATGGTAACAAGCGCAGACACAAACGGAATGAAGATTGTACCAGCCGGTACACCATTCCCAAGCAATGACGCAGAGTGTAAGGGTTATCTGTTACACGATGTAGATGTAACAATGGGTGACGCACCTGGAACATATGTATATCAGGGAACTATTGATTGGGAGAAAGTTAAGTCACTTTCAATCGCAGATGAAGCTAGAACTGCAACACCTAGAGTTACTTTCTATGGTGCACCAAAGATTGTAGCAAGTCAGGTTTAAAAGGAGGCAGAAAAACATGGCATTACCATTAGCAGAAGCATTTACAGCGAGAAGCCTCGGTGTAATGTGGGATAACTACAAAAAGACATTAGGAACTGCCCCTTATCTTGGCAGACAAAAATTCGGAACACGTAAACAGGATTCGCTCGACCTTAGATTTATCAAGGGCAAGAACGGACTGCCGGTATCGCTCAAAGCTTCAAACTTTGACGCACAGGCAGAGTTAAGAGATGTTGGAGGCTTCTCTGACATTCAGAACTCTATGCCATTCTATCGTGAGGGATATATGGTAACAGAGAAAGAGGAACAGGAGTACGACAATTACAGAACTTCTGAGAACTCTAGCCTTGCCAATAACGTATTACGTGAAATCTCAAAGAAACCAATGATGTTAATTGAGGGTGCATTAGTTGTACCGGAGAGACAGATTTGGCAGTTGCTTGCACCTACAGATGGTGTACCAAAGGTAAAGGTTGTGCTTGGCGATAAGAACTATGTCGTTGATTACACAGCCGACAATGGCGCAGAGCATAAGGAAAAGCACTTTAAGTCAATTACCGGCACAAGTGCATGGGATAAGCCTACCACATGTGCACCACTTGATGACCTTATCACAGCTCGTAGAGACTTTGCAAAGGCTACAGGCTACTCACTTACACGTTTCACCATGAATACAGAGACTTGGGAAATGGTGCTTAAGGCAGAGGACACAAAGAAACAGGTACTCGGTATCACTGCTTACAATGGCGGTATCAGATTACAGCAAGGACAGGTTACTGAATACCTTAGAGGATATGGTATCGAGATTGAAGTATACGATAAGCTCTATGTTGATGAGATAGGACAGACACAGTACTTTGTACCAACAGGCATTGTATCTGCACAGTCTGCCGGAGTATTCCTTGGCGATTACACATTCGGTAAGACACCGGAGGAAAGAAGCGGAAGTATCACAGACGGAAACCTCTCACTTGTTGAGACCGGTGTATCTGTATACACATATGCTACAAATCATCCTATCAATACTCACTGTATCGTATCTATGATTGGATTACCTACATTCGAGGGCATGGATAGCGTTATGGTTCTCAAAGTTAAGGAGGATTAAGGCTTATGATAGCAACGCACTCTATAAAGCATGATGGAGTGTGGTATAAAGTCGGAGACGAGGTACCGGAAAGCAATAGCAATTCGGTGCCTTCTGATTTTATGAACCCACCTGAAACACCATACACAAAAACAGAAATTAACAGAATGTCAACAGCCGACCTAAAGAAGCTTGCGAGCGAAAATGGTATCGAAAATGCCACAGAAATAAATGGCGGTGACTTGAAGAAAATGTTAATTGAAAAGTTTGGATTATAGGAGCTTGACATGGAATACACCACATTAGAGCAAGTCAAAATCAGACTTAAACAATTTCATATTGATACAGTCACGAATGATGATGAAACAACATCTGATGTGGTAGTGTTCGACAACAAGGAAGATAACCCACTCATTGAACAGCTCATTAAGCAAGCCACGGAAGATGTAAAAGCAAAAAGGTGTTATCCGGACACTTTCACTGATAATGATATAACTGCCGATTTAAAGCAGTTTGAGAATGTCGTTATCAATCTTGCCGTCTACGACCATTCACAAGCCGGTGAGAACTACATGAGCGCATTGAGTGAGGGCGGAGTGAGCCGTACATGGAAAGACAGAGATAAACTGTTTGTCGGAGTTTTCCCTTTTGTCAAAGTGCTATAGCAAAAGAAGATTGTGCGTTACCAATATGGTAGCAGGCGGTACACATTAAGTGGTGGTGGGCGGTGTGCCATATTTTTATTTTGGAGGGAAAAACAATGTATTTTCAAAAAGCATATGAAGCACTCAAACAGGGCGCTATGATTAAATGCCCAGAATGGGCGGGATATTGGAAATGGGAAGATAATTCCATTAAGATGCACTGTAAAGATGGAAAAATCCTTGATATTCGCGAGACAGAGAATGTTGATTATACCCTTAACTTTATTCTTCGTGATGATTGGGAGATTATAGGCGAAGCTGATGTAAAGGATTTGGATATCCAGACATTTACATTCGGTGAAGCAATCCGCAGAATGAAAGCCGGACAGAAGGTTGCCCGCAAGGGTTGGAATGGCAAGAAACAGTACATTCAGCTTGCAACAGGTATTTCCTATGTATCAGCAGATGGTGAACTTGTGAATTGTGAGCATGATGCCATTGGTAATAATGCAATCGCTTTTGTTGGGACATCCGGGGTCCAAATGGGATGGCTTGCATCACAGGCAGATATGCTTGCAGAGGACTGGATTGTAGCAGAATAAATTCTTGCGCCAATAAAGGAGATTCAAATGAAAAGTATTTTGATTCAAACTTATCTTGTAGCACTTCCAATAGTGCTTGGGTATATAGTTTGGCTTCTTAAACAACAAAAGAAAAGCAGGGATGCGAACAGTAAGGGAACAATGCTTCTTTTACGTGTCCAGCTGATTGAATACCATGCAAAATACACCAAACTTGGAGAAATGCCCTCATATGCATATCAGAATTTTTGCGAGATGTATGACGCATACCACGCACTTGGTGGTAATGGCATGGTAACAAAAATGAAAAATGAGATTGAGGAAATCCATTTAGGTAAAGGAGGGAAAAACTGATGGACTTTACACAAGTACCTACAGTAGTTGCCATTATGGTAATTACTTATTTAATCGGATATGCTTCAAAGCAGATACCACAGGTTAAAGATAATGTTATTCCTATTATCGTAGGTGTAGCCGGTGGAGTACTCGGTATTGTTGGAATGTTTGTAATTCCCGGCTATCCGGCAAACAACATTCTTGATGCAATAGCAGTTGGCATTGTGTCAGGCATGGCAAGCACCGGTGTTAATCAGATTTACAAGCAGATAAAGAAAAATGCTTGACATTAATAAACAAGCCATGAAATACGCGCTTCAAGGTCAAACTGTCACAGTCTATGACAAAGACGAGGACGGAAATCTAAAGTTTTACGAAACAGAGGACGGAGAGAAGATATATTACACACACGAAGAAACAGGCTTTTCGGAGCCGGTTGATTTTCGGGCAAATATATCGTTTGACGGAGGAGAAGCGCAGAACAAGGAATATGGCTTTAATACGGCTGATTTTGACGCTGTTTTGCTGACAGACAGAGGAGAATACCCTTTTAAAAAAGGTGACGTTATTTGGCTTGATAGTGAGCCTACAAAGGGCGAAAACGGATTAGTTGATTCAACTTCCGCAGACTTTACAATAGTAGGAGTGAAACCCTCTCTCTATTCAGTTAAATACATGCTCAAAGCAGTCGTGAAAGAAGTGTAATTATGAAGATTGACGTTTCTCTGACAGAAAAATCTATACAAGATGCGATAGACAAGCTTGAAAGATACAAAAACCGCTTACAAGACAAGTGTATAGCGTTTGTCGGAGAGCTTGCTAGTAACGGCATAGACGTAGCACGAGCAAATACAGGCAATTTTGGACACTATATTACATTTAGTTACGAAATTAAAGATACAACAGACGGCTGTACGGCTATTGTGCTTGCTACCGAAACAGGGCAGATACAAAGCACATGGCAGACAGCCGATGGGACCAAAACAGTTGATGTATCACCTTTGCTTATGGCTGAATACGGCTCGGGCTGGAGAGCTAAGCCACACTTCAATGACGCAAGAGGCGGTCAGGGAACTTTTCCGGGACAGACACACGCATTTGATAGCGAAGGTTGGTATTGGAGAGACGAAAGTGGAGAATTACACCATTCATACGGCATTACACCTACAATGCCGATGTATCGCGCATTTTTAAAAATGGAAAATGAAATCATGAAAACGGCACGGAAAAATTTTAGTTGAGGTGATAAAGTGGCGAGTCAAAATCAATGGGTCTACGACCTTGAAAACCTCACATATGCAATTGTAAAAACCCGATGTGAGAAAAAATTGAAAACTAAATATCCCAAGCTAAAATTCACACAAGAGGAACAGTCGGACAGTGCAGCGGCTAGTTTCCCGACAGTGCTAGTTCAAGCACTCGAACCTATAGAACAGAATGAGGATTTAGAGTGCGAAAGAATAAATACAGTGTTATTTACAGCACAAGTAATTGTTACAACAAATAAAAGCCGTTCAGAAGCCTTGAATGTGGCGCAGACAGTGGCTAATGAATACAAAGCTATGTCATTCAAGCTGACAACAACCCCATTCGCTAGGAAAAACGGCAAATTATGGACAGCAACATTACGTGCTAGGCGGTCATTCGACTGGAATGATAGATTATAAGAGCTTTTTGGCTCTTATTTTTTTATGAAAAATTAGGAGGTAATAAAAATGGCAACAGGTTTAAAAAGTAGAATTGCTTACAAGACACCAACCGGATCTGCCACAAGTGGCGATTACTGGGCTGGAACTTACAAGCTCTTACTTAGAGCAAAATCAATTCCCTCACCATTCGGCTCACAGAACATGGTAGATACTTCGACTCTTGAGGATTTAGTAGAGACACAGGAAATGGGCAGACGTTCAGCCGGTTCCATGGAAGTTGAGGGAGCTTTTGAGAAGAAGTACAAAGACGAGATGGTAACCAATGAGGGTAAGAAACTTGACTTTATCATTCTCTATGGTACAGACGGAAAAGGTTCAGAAGGTATCTGTGCTTTTATCGGTCAGGAGTCATTCGCCCCAGGTGAGGCTTCTGATGACCACTTAACAGGAACTGCGACTGTATCAGTTCAGACAGTGCCTAAGTGGATTGAGGATAACTACGATGTTGCGGTAACAGAGGATGACCAAGGCTATCCAACAGAAATCACACTCACAAAAAAATCATGAGCCAATCGAAAAAAGCCGTAGCGGTTGGCTATGATGATAGCACGGCTGACAGCGAACTTGAAGAAACAATATAGCAAGGTAATTGAGGCAGTGTTAAAACTGCCTCTTTCCCTATATAAATTAGGGAGAAAGGGAAAGATAAAATGAAAATTAAATTAAGTGGAAAAGAATATACAGTTAAATTCGGATACGCACCGGTAGTTAAGAATAAAATTATCCCAAGGCTCGTAGGAATGGAGCAACAGGGTGAGGGACTTGAAGTCATTGACAACATGCTTGAGTTTTTACCGGAGTTTTTACTCGTAGGCTTGCAGAAATTCCATGCTGACGAATTTGGCTTTGATTTTAATGATAAAGAAGCAAAAGAGAAACAGCTCGTAAAGGTATACGATTTACTTGACGATTATCTTGACCCGGAGAATGAAGAGGGCGGAGATTTACAATCACTCTATAATGACTTGTCTGCGGAAATGGAGAAAAACAGTTTTTTATCCAAGATGTTGGCGAAAGAGGTACAGACAGCCAAGAAGAAACCAATCAAGAAGTAAAAGAGCTTACATGGGAAGTATATTGCAACGAAATCCGCCCATATTGGCTGTTAGCAACTAAAGGCTATGGATTTAGCGTTGAGGACATAGACATGTCTTGTCCGGCTGATTTAGAGCCTTATTCAAAGGCTTATATGCTTGAGCAAAAAGAAGCCGACTCCAACATGTGGGCTTGGTGGGGCACATACGGACTAAGCGCAACTCTTACAGCGATTGACAGAGCTTTGAATGGCAACAAAGCAAGAGCAAAATACATTGAGAAATCATTAAATGAGCAATACTCAAAAGATAACGAGCCTAAATACAAGGAGTCTAATGAGGAAATTGCCGTTTACGAAATGAAGCAACGAATTAACGCATTAAGACAGTCGGGATTACCTGAAAGTCCTGATTAATGAGGTGAAAATATGGCATATAAAGGAATTGACGTATCGTCATATCAAGGAAATATTGATTGGAGTAAGGTTAAGTGGGCTGGGGTGCAATTTGCAATCCTAAAAATAATCCGCAAAGACCTTAATCCGGATAAGACCTTTGAGCAAAACTGGAAAGGCTGTACTGATGTAGGAATGCCGATACAAGGTGTTTACAACTACTCATACGCTACAACAGTAGACAAGGCAAAGACGGATGCGAACAAGGTCATTCAGACGCTTAACGGAAGAAAAACTTTCGTTTGGTTAGATGCTGAAGATAAGTGCCAGCAAGGACTTGGACAGACGCTTATTGACATAATTAACACATATCAGAGTGTTATCAAGAGTGCTGGGCTTAACTTTGGTGTATACACAGGGCTTAGCTTTTACAATCAGTACATTGCGCCATACGCAAATCAGATTAACTGTCCGTTTTGGATTGCGCGCTATCCGTCAACTAAGGGGATGTCTATTGGTGATGAGCCTAATAGTGCAAAGAAGCCTGTTATTCAACATTCTCTGTATGGCTGGCAGTATTCGAGCGCATTTACCTGTAGCGGCCTGAATAACAGCACAGATGCTAACTTACTATACATTGAGCTTAATAAGGGTGATGGAATAGAGAATAGTTCGGCACCAATAGCAACTCCGGTAAAGAATAACGCTTGGAAAGGCAATGAGGAATATTACCTCGATAATGATGATGTAAGAAAATGGCAACATGCCATGAACATCGGATTTGACACAAATGAGCTTAAAGAGGATGGCAGATTTGGAGTTAATTCACAGAGATTTGCTAAAAATCACAATTTGTGGAGCGGTCAGAAGCATAACTGCCCGACAGCCATTAAGTGGCTGAGAAAAACTCTACATGACAAGTACCATTTTTACAAACTTGATGCCGATTACGGCAAGTGGACGGACTACCTTTCTAAATGTGTCATGGTATTTCAAAAGAATAGAGGTCTTAAGCAAGATGGTTATGTTGGATTGATTACAACATACTATCTGCTCAAAGGATAAATACATGAGAGCTACTTTAGGGTAGCTCTCTTTTTTATTACATACAGGGAGGTGAGAAAATGGCAGAGAGCATTGAGCTTCAAATCAAGTCGGACGCACAACAAGCGACTAGAGCCATAGGCAATTTACAAGCTAAGTTGCAAGGACTTGGAGATACTCTCAATTCCCTCAATGGTGCAAGCATAAGCAATTTTGCGAGTGGAATGTCTCAACTTGCAACATCACTTAGAAGTGTGAGCAGTATTGACACACGTACCTTTAGCAAGATTGCCACTAACATGGAAAAGCTCGGCAACCTTGATACTGCAAGACTTGTCAGCTCAGCAAGTGCCTTAAAGAGCATGGCAACAGAATTGTCAGGCTTTGCGAATATCTCAAAGCAATCAGCAGAGATTACACAGCTAACAGCTTCAATCTCAAAGCTCGGTTCAAAATCAGCTGGTTATGCTGCGGAGAACATCAGGAACCTTGGTGGCGCCTTGAAAGAGGTAATGGCAACATTATCTAACGCACCGAGAGTCAACAGTAACATTATTCAAATGACTAATGCACTTGCTAATCTGTCGCAACAAGGCGCAAAAGTTGGCTCGGCTAGTAGGTCGCTCATAACAGGCTTTTCAAACACAACTAAGTCAATTAAGAGTACAAGAAGTGGATTCAGGGGCTTAGCTTCAACTATCGGTAAGTTTTACGCAACTTATTGGTTGGTCATGCGAGCTGTCGGAAAAATAGGCGGTGCAGTTGATTTAGCAAGCCAATTAACAGAGGTTCAAAACGTAGTAGATACCACGTTTGGCGACATGGCAAGCAAGGTTGATGATTTTACAAAAACATCAATTCAAGACTTTGGAATGTCAGAGCTGACAGTTAAGCAAATATCAAGCCGTTTCCAAGCGTTAGGTACTTCTATAGGCATTTCATCAGAACAAGTGGCAAATGGTACAGCTGTGGCAAATAAAGCTCTTATGAGCCAAAATAACACACTATACAAGACTACAGACAGTATGGCTGATATGTCGCTTAATCTTACAAGGTTAGCCGGTGATATGGCTTCATTCTACGATGTAGACCAAGCTGATGTTGCAAAGAGCTTACAATCCATTTTTTCGGGAACAATAGCGCCATTAAGGAGATACGGACTTGATTTAACACAAGCCACACTTTCAGAGTGGGCTATGAAAAACGGACTTGACTCAAATATTAAATCCATGACGCAAGCTGAAAAGGTATTGCTAAGATATAATTATGTCATAGCAAACAGCAAAGCCGCGATGGGTGATTTCGCCAAAACTTCCGATAAACGAAACTTTAGTTTCATGTGTCGCGCAGCATAGTAATGTGCTGATGAAAAATCGAGTAAAGTCGGTGAATGCTAAGTTGACTTTTATTTTTAATATGATATAATAAGTACATAGAAAGGAGATTTTATGAATACTTATTATATCTACGAAGCAAAAAATCTTTTAAATGGAAAATTATATATTGGATGTACAAATAACATAGGTCAAAGAATAAGACAACATATTTTGGCAGCAAGTAAGTGCGATAATGAATTTCATAAAGCACTTAATAACGATGGCATTACAAACTTTTCTTGGAGAATCCTTGAAACGTGCTTAGCGAAAGAAGACGCTGTCGTTTTAGAAGCAAAGTATATTTCTACTTTTAATACAATAACTCCAAAAGGTTATAATATGGCATGGGCTAATGGAGGAATGCCAAAAACAAGGCCTATTGTATGTTTGTCGTTAGACGGAAAATTTGAAAAAAAATATGAATATTTTTCTCAAGCAGTAAAAGACGGTTACGATATTGGAAGCATAAGAGAAAGCTTGAAGTCAAATACAAGGACATCATTTAATCATATATTTATGTATGAAGATGATTATATTAAAAATGGTGCCAAAAAGTATAGAAAGCCAATTTCTAAATGCGCAAAAAAAATTGTAATGTGCGACCTTGATGGGAATTTTATTGCAGAATATGAAAGTGTTGCAGCTGCGGCTGAGCAGACAGGATTTAGAAGGCCTAATATATCTGCAAACTTGACAGGAATGTCAAAAACTACAAATAATCATATCTTTGTTTATAAAAATAATTATCCAATAAAAGATTTATCTATTTATAAAAAATGCGGAAAAGGAATAAAGATTGTTCAGTTAGATAAAACAACAGGAGAACTTTTAAATGTTTTTGATAAGATTTCTGATGCCGGAAGGTATATAGGAAAATCCTATAAAAATATTCAAAAGGTTCTTGATGACATGAGCAGAACAGCATATGGTTATAAATGGATGCGATATGAAGAATATATAAAGCCAATAAGTTAATACCGAGGTAATCAATCAGATAGCGAAAGGCTGATTGACACTGTAACGCGTAGGAAGTGAATAAATATAATCTTCCCAAGAGTGCTCGACAACCATAAGACGTAGAAATGCGTCTTATTTTTGTGGTTGAAAATGTACGCTGAACTTATAGGAAACTATAAGAAGTAGAGGATAAAAAGCCTTTACGATAACAAATTGACATGGGCGAATAGTGTAAGAGTCCTTAAGCAAGAGTTTCAAGCATGGGGCAGTATCATAGGTAGCGTAATAATCAATGCTCTAAAGCCGTTTGTTCAAGCCTTAAGCAAAGTAATGCTCAAGGTTATCAGCTTCACAAGAACTGTAGCTGACGCACTCGGAGCAATCTTCGGTTGGACTATCGAGATAAGCGGTGGCGGTGCTACTGTTGATGGCATGGAGGACATAGCTGGCGGAGTTGGAGACATTGGTGATAGTGCCGATAAGTCGAATAAGAAAGCTCAAAAACTGAAAAAGACACTGCTTAGCATAGATGAGATACACGCACTTGACGATAACAGCGATAGTGGCAGTGGTGGAGGTTCGGGCAGTGGCGGTTCAGGTGGCGGTGGAGCTGACAGTGGTGTTAATAGCTCACTGAAAAAAACCGATGGATTGATTGAAAAATATAAATCATCAATCAAAGATTTATACTCACTCGGAAAGTACATCGGTGACGCTCTTGCGAGTGCTATGGAGAGCATTGATTGGCAGAAGATTTATCGGAAAGCTGACAATTTCGGAAAAGGACTTGCAGACTTTCTCAATGGCTTAATCAGCCCAAGACTCTTTTATGATTTGGGTGCAACAATAGCCGGTTCACTAAACACAGCTTTGCATTTTCTCAATTCATTCGGTACAACATTCGACTGGACTAATTTTGGCTTGTCGATTGCTAACGGCATTAATGGATTTTTTGAGAATTTTGATTTTGCGTTACTAGCAAAAACTATTAACGCATGGGTACAAGGAATATACACCATGCTAACCACGGCAATTAAAAATGTGTCGTGGAAAGACGTACTAAAAGGAATTACGGACTTTTTAAGCAATTTGGACATCAAAACTGTTGAGATAATAGTTGGCACATTGCTGATAAAAAAGATAATTTCGCTAAAATTAGGTTCAGTGGCACTCGCTTTTATTGGAAAATCATTATCAAAAGCGATAGCACAGGCAATAGCTTCAAAAATTGGATTTGAGCTTGTAGAAGGAGCCGGCATTGGAACGGCAATAATGCAAGCATTTAAAACGATTTTCGCCTCATTGTCAACTAATCTTGGATTGCTCATAGAGGGATTATTTAGTGGCTTAAGCTTGGGTGATGCAATAACGGCTGCATTCGGAACAGGGGCAGTAGACCTATTAGCAACAATCGGTTCTGCTTTTTCAGCAATAGCCGGAACAATTTTATCTATCGTAAATTTTGTCAAAATGTTAAAAGACGGGTTTAGTTGGATAAATGAAATTCTAATGGTAATAGGTGTTGCATTGGCTACAATCGGAGCAATATTGGCTGGTGTGGCAGCATTGCCAGCAGTAATTGTTGGAGCAATAGTGGCAGCAGTCGCAACGATTGTTGTTGTGGTAAAAGATAATTGGAACGCAATTTGTGAACTATTTTCAACGGCCGGCGAATGGTTCAATGGAAATGTTATTGAGCCTGTAGTTTCGTTTTTTAAAGATATGTGGAAAACCATAAGTGGCTTTTTCGGCTCTCTATGGAAAGACATAGTAACTGTGTGGCAAGGAGCTTCGAAATGGTTTAGTTCCACAGTAATTGAGCCGATAGTTGGCTTTTTTAAAGGCTTTGCTACACGAGCACAACAGATTTTTCAAGGTGTTTGGATAATAATTCAAGCAATTTGGATAGTAGCTTCAAGCTGGTTTAATAATAATGTGATTACTCCAATTTCAAATCTGTTTAACTTTTTAAAAACGTTTATACAGACAACGATACAGACAGCAAAAGATTTTGTATTTTCAACATGGCAAGGGGTGGCAAGTTGGTTTAGCGGTACAGTAATACAACCGATTTCAAACTTTTTTAATATGTTGAAAGCTGGCATAACATCGGCACTTAGCGTAGCAAAGAACTTTGTTATATCTACTTGGCAAGGGGTGGCGAGCTGGTTTAATGGCAATGTTATTTCACCTATCACAAACTGCTTTAATATTATGAAAAATGGAATTACAAGCGCGTTTAATTATGTGTGGAGTTCAATAAGAGGTGGTGTTACAGGAGCCATGAACTACGTTATTTCTAAAATAGAAAACGGCGTTAATTTTGTTGTCAGTGGAATTAACTCTTTATTAAGAGGATTTAACAAAGTTGTTTCTATGGCTGCTAAGTGGCTGGTGCAAATTGGAACGGAGTATCGTTAGTCCCGAAAGTACATATTCCAAGGCTTGCTAGTGGCGGAATTTTCCCAAGGGGAGAGGACGGCATGGCTTTTATTAATCACAACGAGCTGGTCGGTAAATTCTCAAACGGCAAAAACGTAGTTGCAAATAACCAACAAATCACAGAGGGAATTAAACAGGCTGTCATGGAAGGCATGGCACAAGTAATGATGAACTATAATGCTGGCGGAAACTCTGCGCCTGTCATTGAAAATGTGTTTAAGTGCGACAGCGAAACACTCTATCGCATGACACAGGTAGGCAAAGCAAAGCACGGACAACGATATATTGTAGCAAATGAATTTGGTTAAGACACTCACCTTTACGTGGGTGTCTTTTTACGAGGTAACAGTATGGCAATGATGTTAGTAGACGGAGCGGAATTACCTACTCCGTCAAGCTTTGAATGGGGCATGATTGATGTGTCTGCAAGCGACAGTGGACGTACACAGGACGCTCAAATGCACAAGAATAGAATAGCACAGAAACGACAGCTTAAATTGTCGTGGAGTGGTACAGACACAGCTAGGACAGCAAGGATACTTCAAATGGTAAACCCCGAATATATCAGAGTGACATATCCTGACGCTATGAGTGGCACTGATGAAACACGCACATTCTATGTAGGTGATAGAAGCGCACCTATCAAGATATGGACTATCAACAATAAGAGGTATGAGACATTGAGTTTCGACCTCATAGAAATATAAGGCGGTGATTAAATGCTAAACGTATCGGCTAAGTGGCAAAGAGCAGTAATGCTCGATAATGATATAAACGTAAATTGTTTTGCTGACATAGTTACGGCAAGTGGTGAAAAAATCCCTGTTAGTGATAGCGAGCTGTGGGCGAATGGCTTTGAGGTTAATGACTCAACATCAAGCAATGGCACTTTCACAATCGGGGCTTTGGTTGCCGGAAAACTGAAAATTAAGCTGAATAACATTTATGAAGATTACAGTAAGTATGATTTTGATAAGGCAAGCGTAACAGCATATGTTTCAAAAAGCTTTTCTGACGGCACAAGTGAAAAACTAAAAATCGGTGAGTATAGAGTCAGCGAAACAAGCTATGACGGCTCACTCATAACGCTTACTTGCCTTGACAATATTAATAATTTCAATCGCGAGTATGACAGCAATTTAAGCTACCCTACGACAGCGTATGAGGTAGTCAGAGACGCTTGTATTAAGTGCGATGTACCTTTTACTATGGCAAGATTCGATAACTCTGATTACGTGATTAACGAGATACCGAGTGATAATCAAAAGCTCACATATGGACAGGTAATAGCCTACATCTTACAGTTGAGCGGATTATGGGGCAAGTGCGGTCACGATGGCGAATTGCTTATCGGCTGGTATGATATGAGCCAGTTTGAAAGCCAAAATTACAATGGTGGAACTTTTAGCACAAAAACTACACCATACTCTGACGGAGATACACTGAATGGTGGAAATTTCACCGACTATTCAAGTGGAGATAGTGCTGATGGCGGAACATTTACAGAGTCGAGAAATTACCACAATATTTACACGCAAAAAGATTTGAATGTTGCGACCGATGATGTTGTGATTACAGGTGTTAAAGTTATTGTAACCTCAAAAGAGGATAAGGTAAAAGATGTTAATGCGCTTGCCGGAAAAGAGGGGTATGTGGTCTCAATCTCTGATAATCCGTTTATTTCGGCAGACAAGGCGCAGACAGTTGCAAATTATATCTTCAAAAAAATCGGTGGTATGAGGTTCAGGCCTCTTGACGCTACACTCTTGTCAAACCCACTGATTGAGAGCGGAGATGTGGCACTTGTGACAGACCGCAAGCAGAATACCTATAGCTGTTTTATTTCCAACCGAACATTTACAGTTGGAAGTGGCACTAAAATTTCGTGTGATGCCGAAAACGCTTCAAGAAATAGTGCTGATAAATTCAGTAGTGAGACAAAGGCTGTCGTACAAGCTAGGAAAGTTGCGCAGGCACAACTAAGTGTATATGATAAGCAAATGCAATTGTTGACACAGCTAATGTCTCAATCGCTCGGACTTTTTAAGACTGAACAGGTACAAGAGGACGGCTCAATTATTTACATCATGCATAATAAAGCTGACCTTAATTCGAGCAACATACAGTGGAAAATGACGGCTAATGGCATGGCTGTATCAAGTGACTATGGTAAAACGTGGAATGCCGGAATTGATAAAGACGGAAACGCTATTTTCAATATTATGTCGGCTATCGGCATTAATTTTGACTGGGCACATGGTGGCACACTCACTTTAGGCGGTGAGAATAACACAAACGGCAAGCAGTATGTCAAAGATGCAAACGGAAAGACACTTGTAACGCTGGATAATAAAGGTATTACACTTGATGACGAAGTAAGTATTTCGTGGAACAATATCTCAGACCAACCCGATTTTGCAACAAACGATACGCTAAACGAATTAAAAAACAATATTGGTTATACAGAAATTAACAATCAGTATGTTATTTCGCCACATATATATGCCGGAACTGTTACTGCAAGCAATTTTGTGGGCTGTAAATACGACGCACAGGGTACAAAAAAATATCTGAAAAAGAATTATACAAGCAACGATACAGACAAAATTGAGCAGATAGTATCGGGGGGATATGCGCCTAATATTGATGATTTCTTCAAATTAGACGTAGACGGAAACGGAAAAATTGATGTACTTGATGCGGTCATTATTAGAAATAAAATTATCAATGGCAATGATTTAGAGTACACAAGAAGAGTTGTGATTGACCCTAGCGAAAGCGGAACTATTGTGTTTTATCAAAATGGGGAAGTGACCGGATATATGGCACCCAAGGGAATAAATGTCGGCTCGGTATATACCGGATATTTGGAAACGCACGACTCCGTTCAAATGTACCCATATGGACAATATACCAATCCGGTGCTTTCAATAGGACAGTCAAATGATATATTCATTAATAATATGACCGCCACAAACTCTACTGTAACATCTGACGCAAGATTGAAAAAGAATGTCAAGAAAATACCACAGGAATGTATAGATGGAGCAATGAAAGTGGATTTAGTTCAGTATCAATACATATCTAAGATTGACAAAGAAGAAAGAAAAAACTTTGGAATAATAGCGCAAGATGTTGCTGAAAAAATGGGCTTGCAAAATGATGAAAATTTTGGAATTTTGTCTAAAAGTAAAGAGTTTCCAAACGTAGGGGAGTGTTATAGCGTTAGTTATGAGCAATTCTTAATTTTAAGACTTGCCGGAGACGAGCAGAAGATTGATAAAATGCAAAAACGCATAGATGAACTGGAAGATAAGTTTTCAAGATTGTGTCAGAAATTAGGCATTGATGAAAGCGAGGTGTAGCTTATGGCAATTCAAATGAGACGAGGGGCATACGCGCAGTTTGACCCCTTAAAAATGAAAGCCGGAGAATGGGCGGTATCGACCGACTCCGACACAAAAAAACAGCAGATATGGATGTGTTTTGCACCCGGAATAGTTAAGCGAATGGGAACTGTTGAGGATTTTGACACTGAAATTCAAAGACTTATTCAGAACTATCTTGACGGCATGGCTCAATCCGTATCACAAGCTCAAAAATCAGCAGAACTTGCCACAAGCAAAGCTCAAGAATCAGCTAATTCTGCAAGCAATGCTAAAGAAAGCGAAATAAAAGCCAAGGCTTCTGAAACTAATGCTAAGACAAGCGAGACTAGCTCTGCTAAGAGCGAGTCGGAAGCGCAAAAATATGCAGAGCAAGCCAAAGAAATATCTGAGAGCTTAAGTGGAGCATTAAGGCCTCTTGGAACAATTAACTTTGCCGACTTACCGAACACAGCGAATGCTACTTCCGGTGATATGTACAATATAGCCGACCAATTTACTACGACCACAGATTTTAAAGAGGGGGCTGGTAATATAATCCCCTCCGGCAGTAATGTATATCTGACAATCGACAGATATTGGGATGTGCTTGCCGGCACACCGGTAACAGGAGTAAAAGGCGCAAAAGAAGCTTATTATCGCAGAGGAAATGTAAACATAAACCCTACCAATATCGGAGCGGTTGCAGAAGATGGAAATATAAGCGATACAACAGTTACTTTTGCCGATGCAACAACTAGAGCAAATCTTGTTTCTGGCGAAAAAGTGTCGGTCGGCTTCAAGAAAATTAAGAAGTGGTTCGCTGATTTGAAAAGCTTTGCTTTTAAAGATTTAGCGAACAATCTCACGACTACTACCACTGGCAGTGCATTAGATGCGAGCCAAGGTAAGATTTTGAATGACAAATATGGTGAATTAAACCAGAGTTTAGGCAATTTAAAGACGGATTTTAAAATTAATTTAGATGGTATAAAAATTAAAGCTGGCACTATAGTAAAAGAAGTGAAATCGGGTAATAATTCATTTGTGTTATTTACCTTAGAACAAGTCAAAAACATGTTTGGGTTAGAAAGTTTCTCTGTTAATGATATTGCTATATTAATAAGTAATGGTGACGGAAAGGCTTTTCCTTCTCACTTAGAAGGTGTAAGTATATTAAATAATAATTGGTATGTAGTTTTTAAAGATATAGTACAAGGGAATATGAGTTGTAGAGTTCAATATGTAATATTTTATTGGGGGAATTAATTATGTAGTAATATATCTATTCTTTACAGTCCATGTTGTCAATATTCGACAAAATAAAACACTTTAAAGTGCTACAGTGATGATGTTCTCAATAAGAGAACTCTTCAAGTTTCGGTAGGGCGGTGGATTTTTCTGCCGCCCTAATATTGACGTTTAAGAACAAATGTTCTATAATTGATGTATCGGAGGTGGTATTGTATGGAATATAAGGAAGAAATAATTAAAATGATTGAGGGCTTGGAAGATAAAGACCTGTTATTGTACTTGTACATATTTATTAAGGGAAAAATAGAGGCAGAGTAAAAGCTCTGCCTTGGTAATTATATTTTCTTTTCCCAAACATTACCGCACTTTGAGCACACAAACTTTGTTTTGCCATTCTTGCCTTTAATTCCGGTAGCAGTACCGACAACGGCACCGACAGGTCCGAAGAGACCGCCTACTGTGTTGCCAACAAGTGCTTTACCGAATGAGAATTTTTTCTTGGTATCAACAGGTATGCCAACACCATCACAACCCCATTTAGGACATTTAACAGTTTTACTCATAATAAAATACCACCTTTCTTATTAATTTGATTTATTTTGAGTATTTTCATACATCATATCTATTAAATTCATAATATTTTCTTGTTCTTTATCCGACAATTTAGATAATTTCAATGCGTAGTCCTTGATTTTACTATCCATGTTCGACAGAGCCAAGTCTTTTGTTGCCTCCTCAACAACTGAATGGTGCTCTTTTCCGGTAACTAAATAATCAAGTGAACAATCAAGACATTCTGCAATTTTTACCAGCTTAAACAATTTTGGACTACTTTTTCCCTTTTTCCAATCTGAAAAAGTACTTTTAGGGAAACCACCATATTTAGCCACTTCTGAATCATTTAACCCTTTTGAGTCTCTTAATTTACAATATCTTTCGTACATAGAAAATCTCCTTTAAAAAAAGTTGTGATTTCTCAACATTTGGGGTTGACAAATAAGACTTCCTAATGTAGAATGAAAAAGAAGTTAGGAAATCTCAACTCAATAAAAAATAAAATTGAGAAAATAATATTATGTTTCTGGACAATTCATAGTATACACGATTTTCTAATTTTTATCAAGACTTAGTTAGGATTTTTGAACTAAAAACAAAAGCTGTTAGTGTACTACCACCAACAGCCGTTGCCTTATTTTTTACACCACATACATTTTGCAGTCTTTCGACGCACTGTGTAGTACCAATGCTTCTTTAAATGTTCCGTCACTTATGCAGTTTAAGTACAGCTGTTTAATTGCCATTAGCTGACGGATTGAGAGGAGTATCTAGCGTAGCACGGCATATTACCGGAAATGCCAGCCATGATTTTTTATCGAGCTTTACTGCCCAAAATGCGCTACACCGATTGCTACATTTTAAATGCGACCTCGCAAATATGGAACAGGCAAAATCAAAATTGCTTTCAAGGTTTTTACCTCCTAGCGTATTTTGCCTAATATGGCGCTTTTTATTGTAACGGATTTCCTGACTATTGTCAAGAAAGGAGATGGGAAATTGAATAAGAAAAAACGACAGGCGAGTTTTAAAAAACTTGACACGCTCATAAAAGCTAGAAACGTTTCGTTTTACAAACTGTCGGAAGAGCTTGGAATGGCACGGAGTACTTTTTCGGATTGGAAGTCAGGAAAATCAATGCCAAAAACAGACAAGCTAATTAAGATTGCTAATTATTTTGGCGTAGAAGTTTCTTATTTTATCGAGTAGAAAGGAGAAAACATGAACGATTTACAAATTTTCAACAATGAAGAGTTCGGAGAAGTCCGAATGACAGAAATTGACGGAAAGCCATATTTCGTAGCAACAGATGTGGCAACCGCACTTGGGTATGCGACACCGAGGGATGCAGTTTCTAGGCATTGCAAGGGAGTCGTGAAACGCGACACCCCTACATCTAGTGGAGTACAGTCTATGTCATACATAAATGAGGGTGATTTATACCGACTTATTATGAAATCAAAATTGCCTAGCGCAGAGAAATTTGAGCGGTGGGTAATGGATGAGGTACTTCCGTCAATCAGAAAAACAGGCAGTTATGGTATGCCAAAGACAACAGGCGGTCAGATACAGCTTTTGGCACAGGGCTACACAGAATTGGAGCAGAAAGTAAACGACATCAAAGACGATGTGAGTGAGCTTAAGGAAAACGTACCACTTTACAGTTGCGATATTGACGAGATACAACAGCATGTTAAGCGCAGAGTTGTAAATATCCTTGGTGGCAAGCAGAGTGAAGCATACAGGGATAACAGTATCAGACATAAGACATTCTCTGATATATGGACACAGTTAAAGCGTGAGTATGGTTGTGTATCTACTTATAAGAGTATCAAGAGAAAGTATATAGACGATGTGCACGAGTTTATTGATTGCTATGTCGTGCCTAAGTATCTTGATGAGCTTATTCAGGATGCAAACGCTCAACAGAGTTTTGCATAGTGAGGTGATTGTATGAGAAAAAGAACTTTAAAAGAGAAGTTTTACACCGGTTGTGGCTATTCGATTTTCGGAGCATTAGCATTTGCGTTTTTTCTTGGGCTGTCTGTGGCATACGGAATTAAGACAGCAAGTATTATCGTCGGAGCAATCGTAACAGTATTTTGGCTGATACTGATTGCAATATGTCTCATAGAGGAGGGCGAACCGCATGAGAAAAAGAAGCCTGATATTGATGTTATCAATTTCAATAATTGGAACTATGACCTTAAAGCCAATAGCAACGAAAGCAGATAGCAAAGTTGAACTGACAGCCGGAGTTTCTTCCTATTTAAATAGCGTAATGCTTGGAAAGGTTGAGCCAACAGTAATTCAGAATGAGCCGGTTGTAGTTGAGCAGGCATATGAAGAGCCAACAGTTCCGACTTGCCGTAAGAAATACAGTTGTAGCCGGTTTAAGAAGCTAGGGCGAGTCCGATACGGCAATTACACTTATACGTGGTACTCACAGAGAGTGTTACCTGGAGGCGGTCTAAATATTCCGGGCAGACATCTAAACGAGCATGGGCTTGTAGTTGATGAAAACGAATACGTTGTAATTGCAAGTGACGATTTACCACACGGAACTGTAGTTGATACTCCTATTGGCATACAAGGGATTGTATATGACGAGGGTAGCGGAAATGGAAATCTTGACATCTACTGCGATTGGTAGCCAATTGAAGCGTCAGAGTGTTAACGATTACCTACAAGAATTATATCGAGCTAAACGGCACAAAGACAAATCATTTGACTTTCAAGCGCTGTTGGATAAAGAAATGGAGAAACTAAATGAGCGACAATGTAAGACGGATTAGGCTGGGTGATACAAGATACCGATTGAAGCCATTAACAAGAGAGCAGAAGCTATTGCTCAACAAAGCTCATTACGTGGCTAGTGAGTGGCTTTTTGTATCGGAGTCGGACTCATACTTAAGAGTAGTTAAAAAATCAAGCCTGCACGGAAATTTGATTCTAAAAACCATAAACAAATAATAGAAAGAGAGGAAATGCAATGAAGATTACACACATTTTTGCACAGAATTTTTGTAAATTCTATGGCAAAAACACATTAGACGCAGATTTTTCAATGAAAACTGTGTTATCCGGTCAAAATGAAGTCGGCAAATCGACAGTTAAGAGAATTATTCTTGATGTGCTGAATTGCCATGACGAGAACGACAGAGAGATTACAGGCATAAGACCGCATGATGAAAACGGAGTTGAGATTGACGATGTTGACATTGTGAGAGCTGTTACCTTTGAGATTGACGGAAAAGCAAAGACTCTGAAAAAGGTTACAAGACAGAAACGCAACAAAAAAGGCGAGATTACAGGCAGTGTTACTGATTACTCAATCAATGATGTGCCGTACAAGATGGCTGACTACAATCAGTACATCAATGACAACATGGCAGAGCTTGGAGTATTACCATTCTGTTTAAATGCCATGACATTGCTCAACAAGTCACAGGCAGAGCAGAGATTAGCACTTGCAAGCTATTTTGGCACACATACTGATGAAGAAATCTGCGATATGTTTCCACAATTTGCCGAGCTTAAGCCAATGTTTGACGATGGGGACGTAGACCAGCTCAAAAAAGTATGTCGTGGCAAGCTAAACGGCACCGGCGGTAGGAATGGCTCAAAAGGACTTGTTAAGGAAAGAGACGAAATCTCAACAAGGATTGATACAATCCATTCCACCAATGAGTATACAGACCTTGCAGAGCTTGAACTTGAAAAGAAAACATACGAGCCACAGCTTAAGGAAATTGAAGATAAGCTGTCCGACTATAACAAGATTTTAGAATGTAAGCAGAAAGCTACAGAGGACATTATGAACCTTAAATTTGAGCTTTCTGATATGGAAAGAAAAGCCAATGCTGACAATCAGAAAAAACGCATGGAGCTACAGTTGCAGATTGACGGCTTCGATGTTTCAATCCGCAAAACAGAGTCGATGATAAGGACCGGAAAGATAGGCATTAAAAACTCCGAAAGAGAGATTGAAGATTGCGCAAGAGACTTAGAAAAGGTACGTGCTGACTGGAAAAAAACAAAGGCACTTTCCTTTGATGAAAGCAGTGTTAATTGCCCGATGTGCGGTCAGAGATTGCCGGAAGATACAATAGAGAGTTTGAGAACTGATTTTAGTGATAAAAAATTGAAGAAGCTTAAAGAGCTTGAAGATAAGGGAAATGCACTGTCAAACGATAGCAAGGAACTTAAACAGGCTATTGAGGATAAGAAGAAAGAAATAGCTGACCTTGAAGCAGAACTTAAGGAGCTGGCAGAAAAGCGTGATACTGTTGCTGACAAGTTTGAACGTGATAACATCGCTAAAGAGCTTGGAATGGCACCTAATGATGTTGATATGACAGGTAACAGTGAGTATCAGGCACTTAAAGCTAAAATCGAGGAAAAAGAGAAAGCTCTTGCAGATGAAAATGATACATCGGAGCTTATCAGAAAGCTTAAAAACGAGCGAAACGAACTGTTAAGGCAAGTTTCATCAGTCAACACCAAGATTGAGCTTGGTGTAGCAAATAACAAGCGTATAGACGATAGTATAGCTGACCTTGAAACAAAGAGAACCGACCTCAATCAAGAAATTGCCGATTGGGAGAGAAAACTTGATTTGCTGAAAGAGTTTACACGTAAGAGAAACGAACTCTTACAGGCTGACGTCAATAAGTACTTGGATTTTGCCACAGCAAAGCTGTTTAGACCGCTCTTAAATGGTGATACCGAGGAGTGCTGCGACTTTGTTTACAACGGCGAAGCATATGCAAGAAATCTCAACCATGGTGCAAGAATGTTAGTTGAGGTTGACGTGTGCCGAGCTTTTCAGAAAGTGGCAAACGTTAATTTCCCGATTATCATTGATGATACAGAGAGCGTTGACGATTGGAGAATACCACAGATTGATAATCAGCTAATCTTGTTAAAGCACACACAGGACAAAGAGCTTGTGATTGAGGCGGTGTGATATGGCGAATGATAGATATGTTGTAGAACAAGAGTTTGAACACGCAGGATATAAATGTGTCGTTACATTCAATGTGATGGGGCATAGGTGCGGATATGTAGGCATTCCTAAAAGCCACCCTTTATATGGTAAAGAGTATTCAGACTATCTTGAAATTAAGAAAGCGGATGTTGGAGACCGAAAAATAAGCGGTATTTTTCCTTTGCTTGGAGCTTGCCTTGATGAAGACGAAAGAATACGAATTGAAGCATATTTTCAATGCCACGGCGGTATTACCTTTGCGGATGGCGGAGAAAATTCAAACTATCCAATAGAAAGTGATTTATGGTGGTTTGGATTTGATTGCGCACATTGCGATGACGCAAAAGAACTTGAACTCGCTTATGAGAGATTTCCTAATTACAGAGAGCGCCTTGCTATGCAGATTGAGTGTGAAGATAGATTTCGCATTGACGGCACGATAGTTCGCACAGAAGAATATGTAGCAGAAGAGTGTAAGAAGTTAGCAGAACAGTTGAAAGAGTTTGAAGAAAGTGAGGAACAGAAATGATTAAAGCAAAAGACGGAGAAGTTACATTTATAGGTATAAAAAGCCATGTTATGGCAGAGGCGGTTACTGTTTTACGTGCGCTTAAAGAGACAGTTTCAGAGGAAGAGTACAAAATAGTGATTAGACTTGCTGATAAAAGCGAGAAGCAGTTGAGTGGTGAAACCGAGAGAATGAGAGAAGTGATTAAAAAGTTACTTGGATTATAGGAGGTATAGCAATGAGTATTAAGAAGAGAAATTATTACATGGGCGGTAAGAAACATACCGTAGAACTTAAGTATGACGGATATATGTATACAGTCATATCTGACGGAGTTCTATTCAAGCAGACACCTAATGAACTGTTTGCTGTTCAGGTTTTTAATGAGATTTAGGAGGATTAATTATGGCAGAGAATACAGCAGTTGCGGAAAAGAAAGCGTTTACCACCTCATTAAGTGAGTGGAGTAATACAATGACAGGACTTATCATCAATGATTATAAGGCTGTTGGAATGGATATGGACGATTACGCAAAAGAGTGCGCTATGGAAGCCATGACAAGCATTTTCAACCTTGTCAAGAGCGACCCTAAGATTAATATGGGAAACCTTGATACAAGCAATTTAAGAGGCATTGTTAAGCGTTGCGCAAGCCTTAAGTTAAATGCTAGTGCATATCCAAGAGAGTGTTACTTCCAGTTAAGAAATGTAAAGGTGGGAGTTGACCCGCAGACAAACAAGGATGTATGGCAGAAACAGGTTGAAATGGGTATTGAGGGCACAGGCTATGACTCTTTGCTCGCCAACTATGGAAAAGATGTTAAACAGGTATATCCGTATTGGGTGATACATGAGGGAGATGTATATATTCCACCTAAACATAAAGGGCTTACAGTTACAGAGCCGGAGTGGGAAGAAAAAGGATTGTCTGATAAAGCAGTAAGAGTTGTATATCCTGTTAAGTTGTTAGACGGAACTATTACTTATCTAACAGCAGACAGAAATAGCGTTAAGGTAAATCTTTTAGCTCATGTTAAGCAAAACTTGTTAAATGTTACGTTTGGTATTTGCAAGGATAAATGGGATGCCACACCAAAGCAGAAAAGCGAGATTAAAGCTAAAAAAGAAGAAATTCTTAATGCTTTGAGAGGTTGTACGACAGTAGATGAAATGCTCGAATGCGAGCTTGCAAGACCTTTTATAAGCGGTGCTTGGCTTGATACTCCGGAGAGCATGATACAGAGAAAAATGTGTAACAATGCGACAAGGAAATACCCTAAGAACTATGACCCGATGGCACGACAGGCACAGGTTGAAATGGACGAGGTATATCAAGTTGCACAGGCTGAAATTGCCGAAAATGCTAATACTGTTGAGTTTATAGAAGATAAGGCAGATGTAGTTGACACCACGGCAACAGGCACAACCGGCAAGCAGTCAGAGGAGCTTCCGCCATTCATGCAGAGCGAGGAGGGCTAAGTAATGCATCGACACGACTGGATTAAGTTTTGTAAGCATCATAAATGGGGCTATAAGTGCAAAATATGTGGGAGGTTTTGGAGACCATGAGAGTAATTTCACAGCATGGCAATGTTGATTTGCCTTATGAACAGATAGTTGTGTGCCACGCAATGGAGAGCGTTATAGCACTATACAATGGAGAGAAATACGTATTAGGCGAGTACTCTTCCAAAGAGAAATCGTATAAGGCTATGGAAATGCTGAGAGAAGCATATATCGGTATGCCGATTGTAATGCAGAATGTTGATATTTCAGAAGATGTGGTAAAGGAATTTGAAAGATTAAAGAAGTGCGGTGTTATGGTGCAAGCAGAAAATCAGCCGTCAAAGATAGAGTGTGTCAGCAATGCTGTTTTTCAGTTCCCACAGGATGATGAAATCGAGGTGTGAGTATGTCAGTCGAAGAAATCCGTAAATGCGATAGATGTGGAAAGCCTTTTGAGTACAGTTTGTCTAAATGGGCTGGATATTTTAAATATGGTATCAAAAAAGAAAATCGACTGTGCTTTCATTCAATGTTTTATGGTAATCCAGATGGCTATTCATATGTAGATTATAGATATGACCTTTGTGCTGATTGTACAGAAAAATTATTATTGTTTTTGCGAAGTAGTGAGTAAAGGAGAAGATGTAAATGTACTTAAAATGTTTAGGCTCATCGTCAGCCGGAAATTGCTATCTGCTAACTTCCGACAGTGGAGAAACACTTATCCTTGATTGTGGAATACCGATTAAGGAGATTAAAAAAGGCTTGAATTGGCATATAAGGGGGATAAGGGGCATGATAATAAGTCATGCCCACCTCTAGATCACAGCAAGTCATTAAACGATTTTAAGTCAATGGGAATACCAATACTTGCCCCATATTTAGGCGATAGTTGTAAATCAATGAATATGGGCGAATTTACAGTAAAACCCTTTGATTTAACAACAATAGACGGAAATTGGACACACACCAATGCAGACGGAACACCTTGCCCGATATTCGGCTTTCTGATTACTCACCCGGAAATGGGGAGAATGCTTTACATAACCGATTGTGAGGTTGTCAAATGGAAGTTTAGAGACATAAACCACATTCTCTTAGGTGTGAATTATGACAAGGATTTAATTGACAGGGATAACACAGGCAAAGCTAATCACGTATTCAGAGGCCACTTAAGCATTGACACGGCTTGTGATTTTGTTAAAGCGAATTATTCAGATAGCTTGCAGAACGTCATAATGTGCCATTTATCAGCAGAAAATGCTGATAGTGATAGTTTTATCGAGAAGATGAAGAAAGTTGCTTGTGGGGCGAATGTGGATGTTGCAGAGCGCAACAAGGAATGGCTACTTGCTAATCCTAATGAGTGCCCTTTTTAGAAAGGAGATTATATGGCTAATATGGAGGACAAAGAAGAATATTCTATCACATATCCAGAGACAGGCTTTGAATTAGTAATGAGAAGAAAGGCTAAGAATGATTAAAGGCAGAAAAGTATACGACCCATTAACTGATACTTGGAGCACAGGTTATTGGGTTGTGGATGATAAAGGAAATTATTACCCAATATGGTAGAAGATTTGAGCAGATTGGAGGTGCAAATGAGAAACTTTTATAGCGGTATCAGTAATGATAAAACACAATTTTTGATAAATATGAATTGGTATACGGATAATGATGTAGAGGCTTGTTTTAGACTTAGCAAAAATTTTCATGGATTGCCTAAAAACTG